AGTTTTCCCAAAACTCTTCTTTATGTCCTATTGATATGGTCATTATATGAGCAAGTTCATGAAGAACGACAAATAATATTGTATTGAGGTCAGTTAGTTTATTTTCGGAATTTCTGCTACGTACACACACGATAATCTTTTCGCCTTTATTTATGGTATAACTCGTTTGATTTGAATTAGGAACGGCTTCTCGAATTGCATCTATTTTAAATTTTTTCAAGAAGCGATTCACACGTTCGTCAGATGTACCATATTTTTCTTTAAGTTTTGATACAAATAGTTCTATTTTTTCTCTTAATTGGGCAAATAAGTTTGCCGCTTCAAGTTTATCGGGTTTATTTTGGACTAGATATGTCTGATTATCATATGTGGATTTGACGTGAATAAGATTTGGATTGTATGCGGAATTATAGATATATGTCACAAGGACTATGATGGCAATACAATATACAATATACTCGGGTTTCATTAAAAATTATTATATATAAAATTGTATTCGGGATTTTAAGAAAGGAGTTTATTATTCATAATGTATTGGGCAAAAGGATGATTGGAAGAAGGTTTAAGGAATTTGAGAAATTTTATTATAAGAGTTTAAACATGGGAAAGATATATTTTTGTGAATCATCGGGAATGACCTTATATGAGTGGGGTAAGAAGGAAGCTCTCAATGATGCTGTATTTATAGAACATTCTATTTCTGAAATGGACACTATATTAGACTTAAAGAAGAAAATTGTGAGACATATTAAGGGATTATCGGGAGATATTTCTGAATATTTGGTTTGGTTTAAAGAGAAGGATTCACCATTTTCTGGAATAACCGTGGATAACTTTTTGAAAAACGTAGATGTTTTCCAGGACGATAAGACGTATTTGGGAGATTTTTGGGGAAAGGAACACACTGTTTATGTAACATTATTAAAACTTCTTCCGAAAGAATTTAGAGACGGTTTGTTGAGTCGTGTTGGAAGACTTTCAAGTGGTATATATTCGCGGGAAAATGTAGATAAAAATATAGGGATACAAGATTCAATTGAGTTACCCGGGGATATAGTTAAATATGAAACCGATATTTTATTCAAGATGATATTTGTTGATGTTGTTCCGAGTGATGGAAGAGAATGGGTAAATTTAGATAAGATATTTCGTGTATTTCCTTTGAGCGAGAAGATTCCTTTTATGATGATTGAAAAGGATGGTGAGATAAAGAGAAAGGTCTATAGAAAGATGCAAGATGTTGAACAAGTAAAAAAATGGTCTAAGCTTTTAAGAGAGGCAAACGATGCACTACTTAGAAAGAATATTTTAAAGGGAATACACGGTTTATCGTTTAAATATAAGTATGTTGCATTTTCCATAATATTTTATTTGACGGTAAAGATATATCCAAAGGGGGGTGTTAATGTATTTTACCGGACGGAGCATAAAACCGAGAACTTATCAAAAAAGGACTGGGATAATGTTTTAAAGCTTGTCCAGAGGGATGTTATTGATAAAGTAAATTTATTTTCGATTTCGAATGCAGCGAGTATTCGTAAGACCTTGCGTCCGATAAAGGAGTCAGATATGATTATTAGAACTTTAACGACAATTCGGAAGTTTACAAATACTTCAATTGGAGATTTACCTATGTCGTTTGGATCTTTTTTGAGGACAAAGGGATTATATTATCGTGTAACATCGTCAAAGAAAAAGGGTGATACACAGCATCTTGTTCAGTTTATAAGAGTAAAGGACTATTTGAGTCCATATAATATATTATTGGTCAAAGACCAATTGGAGAGAGAGAATAGGAATGATATTATTGGGCATATGGCAATGTTATATATGACAACGAATGAGGCGATAGAGCAGATGATAAAAAATGCAGAGTTAGATCGAATAGAGAAGCGTGGGTCACATTTGCAGGTAAAGGGTCCTTTAATTCAATTCAACATAAAAACCGGTGAGCTTACATTTGCCGGGGTAAAGGGGTTTAGTGATGCCGAGTATATGTATAATGTATTTGCGAGAACATATTGGGTTTATATGAATGGTGAATTGGAGGATTCTATTGATACTTATAATAGTGAATTTGGTGAAAAGGAGGGGGAACTTGCCGACGAAGTGTTGTTTTCGGATGACGAAGGAGATGATTGGGAAGCTGACGATTGGGAAGCTGACGATTGGGACGCCGAAGTTTGGGATGATTCTAGCCAAAAGAGTCAACAAAAGAGTCAACAAAAGAGTCAACAAAAGAGTCCGGGTTTGGGGGCAGATAGAGGAACTCGGGGGTCACCGGATACTCCCAATAACAATGTAAAAAAGACATTGTTTAATGCTGATCACCTAAAGTCCTGGAGTCAAGATGGATCTTATAGATTGGAGAGGTTAAAGGCTTTTGCTCCCGAAGTTTTCAAATACAAATATGTAACAAATAATAAGACAGTTGGATTTTCTAACCGATGTCAGCCACCAGAGCTAGCACATCCTATTGTAGTGGATTCGGAGACAATGCGTTCTATAAACAATGGTAAATATAAGGGTTCGTATACTGATTCATTAGAGTATCTTGGGAATTGGTATTTAGCAAGTGAGTATTTTTGTTGGGCATGCATGATACCACTTACTGAGAGTGATGTGGGTGGTGGTTTGAATAAATCGGATGAGTCCAAGTTTTGTCCAGAGTGTAAAGGGAAAATTGTTACGAAAAAGGTCATAAAGACTCGAACAGCATCTAAAAAGGAGTACACGGTGTTCAAGAATAAGAATGAAAAGGAGTATCGTCCTTATTTAGATCAGAAATTACACCACCCGGATAATCTGCTTCCTGTTTGCAGGTACAAGTATAAAATGGAGGAAAGGAAGAGAATAAAGGAGAGACAGGATAGACAGGATAAAAATAGATATAGGATTTCGAAGAAGAATTTGAGTTTATATGTAAAAAAGGAGACTTCATTTCCATTAAATGTGGGTTTTTTGGGGTCTTTTAATGATGCAATTCACCGTTTGATGAATAACCCCAGGGAGATTTTTAAGAATAGTGCGAATTCGGGAAACTTAAAGCGACTAACCATGGCATTTTTGCGTCAGGGGATTGAGATAAAGAGTGAACGTAAAACCCGGCGATCGTTTTTAGAGCTAATGTCTTATTATTATGGTGTTTCTTCCGATGAGGCTTTGACGATAGTAAAAGATAATTTGAAAAAGACGGGGATATTTTTATCATTATATAAGGGTGGTGCGGTTCGTATGTTTGAGAAGGAATTTGAAAGAAAAGAGGAAGAGGTCTTACTCAAGGGATGGTTAAAGAATAAGAAAGATAACAAGTTGAACAAGATAAAAAACGAGTCTTATAAAGTGAGAATTTTCAAAGCCATGGCATCTTTGATTCGAATGTTAGATGATCCCGATATTGAGATTTCGCATACTTTATTCTGGGGATTGTTTTGTCACCCTGGTATATTATTCAAAGATGGACTCAATATTTATATATTAGAGAAGAGGGGTAATGATATTATATATATATGTGACCAGGGAAGTTGTTACTTTCCAGGTGCAAAGAGTGTTTTCGTATATTTAAGTGAGGAGTTGAGTAAAGATAGTGACAATGTAGTAAAACACTATGAGCCGATTGTTTTAGTTTCTACTGGGGAAAAGGGTGGGATGTTACATGGATATCCGCGGAGTGTTTTTTCAGATGATGATAGTATAAGAGACGTAGTTGATAATTTGCGTAGTTCTTGTGTTGTGATTGAGAATGAAAGGTATGTAAATTACTTGACAAAGGAGGGTTATTTGAAGAATGTGAATAACATAGATGATGTTATTTCAAAATCAGATGCCATTTCTAAAAGGAATGATATTACCCGCATAACAAAGAGTTATTGTAAAATAAAGGGACGTGTTATAGATCATGATATTAATGTAGATCATATCTTGTTGGAATCCAATGCTTTAATTCCCGTAGCCCAAGAATATAACAGTGCTTTTAGTAAATTAAAGGATGATTTACCAATATTCTCCAAGGAGGTTATTAAAATTCCAGATTATATAACGACCATGAATACTTTGAGTGTTTTTAGGGAAAAGGGTAATCTTATGGAAACGATGGTGGTGGGGTATACGACGGATAAGGCTACGGATGAATTGAATGGGCTTGTATTAAAGACAAATCGAACCGTGCCCGTGAATAAAGGAGATAGTAGTAATTGGAGGAGATATTTGGAGAATAAGGGTATAACCTACGATCCAAGACCATTTTATTTCAATTTAGAAGATACGAGAAGTATAAATAATCAGAATTCGGAACTCGGTATAGCTGGACATAAACAACGCGATGAGTATTGGAGACTTTATAATGAATTTTGTTTTCAATTGGGACAGTCTCTGCAGTAGACTTAAGTGGTAAAATAAAGGTGGATATAATGTATTTTACATGGATACCGGAAATAGATAATGACTGGTTAATGCGTTGCATTTGTAACGTAGTATTAGATGGTTCGTGTATAAAGACTAAGTATCGTAAGATGAGGCTAATTGTTTGTGATAATGGATTTCTGAGTGACGATATTAAGAACCGGTGTTATGATATGTTTGGTCTAGTATTAAAGAGAAAACGAGTGTTTACGATGTTGGTTTTAAAGTTTAAGGAAAGGAATTTTGTGTTTAGGAATAGTCATGATTTATTGTTAAATCCACTGAATGATTCTAAGTGTGTGAGTATAAGACGACGTGATATAGTTTGGAGGTTTACTAGACACGATATACTCAACATGTTTCGGTCCAAGTTAATGTCATGTGCGTTCCAGATACCACGTATTAATCTTATTGCGAATCCTTATACAAATGAGGTATTTACGAAGACAGAGTTGTATAATTTATATATTGGAATATCGAATCATAATGTGAAGTATTGGTTCATAAGGGAATTTGCGAGATTAGATTTTGACGATGTTACATTTTTATCAGAGCATCGTTCATATTTATATAAGAATGCTGCTAAAGAGGACATTTGTGAGATGGATGAGGAAAATTTTAGAGACTCATGTGAGTATTTAATGAGGCGTTTTGTTGGGGGTAGATTTGTATCACACGGTTATTTTTTTGTTGGATTAAGCTGTGTGAGTATTACAAATTTAAGATCAATATTTACACCATTGTTGATTCGCGATACAGAGTCTTATAGAGAGTCCAATGGGAATTTTGTTTTTATAATGAATGGGTTGTGTTCTTTCATAGAGACGTATCCATGGGTTTATAAAAATGTAATGAAAGCGGGAAAAAGGGCACAATGTTTAAAGGGTGATATTATTCGCGAGTGTATGAAAAATGCGAGGCCCTTGGATATCAGATAAGATAATACGGGGTTTAAAAATGAATAATAAGTATAAGATAGTGATAGTAAAGATGTTCACTATAACAAAGACAGCGAACAAAAATATTGAACTTGTTAATATTAATTCGATATCATATCTTAGACCAATGTGTAAGCCATTTCCGAAGGCGTTAGATGGGATACATTGTATTCGGGTGGTTCCGGGTTCATGTGTATTCGGGGATATGTCTTCAGATATGTCTTCAGATATGTCTTCAGATATGTCTTCAGATATGTCTTTGGATATGTCTTTGGATATGCCTTCGGACAACAAAAGAAGGGGGTGTTTTAAGAGACCTGGTAGAATGAATAAGAATAGAGTTAGGTTTCATATTCCTGCCGAGAGAGCACGCTTGATATCATCGGAATCATCTAGTTCATTTTCGGAATTAGGTGACGACTTTATTTAGCGGGTATGATTTCTATTGATGCGTTCTGTAGTATTTTTTTATTTAATGGGATTAAATTGGTTATTTCCTTTGCGGTATGAAATATGATTGGTGTATAAATATCGGTAAATATAAAAGATAATACTAGGATTTGTGTGGATATAAAGTGTGTAAGTAGGAGGTATGTGGTGCGGGATGTATCCATTGGGG